CTAAGGGAGTAAACAAACTTGCAGACTTTACCCCAACACGTGAACTAGATTGGGAACAACTACGTAGCGACATGAGAGCATATGGGGTACGTAATGCTACATTGATGGCTATTGCTCCTGTAGAAAGCTCAAGTGTTGTAATCAATTCAACCAATGGTATTGAAATGCCAATGAGTTTGATCAGTGTTAAGGAAAGTAAGGCAGGTAGCTTTATACAGGTGGTACCGGAATATAATAAATTAAAAAATAAATATCAATTGATGTGGGAACAAAAAGATTGTGATGCATACTTAAAAACTGCAGCAGTGCTAGCAGCTTATGTAGATCAAAGTATTAGCACAAACACTTTTTATAATCCAGCACATTGGGCCGATCGTAAAGTCCCAAGCACATTGATTGCTAAAAACTTAATGCAGGCACATGCTTGGGGGATCAAGACATTCTACTATAGCCTGATCAACAAACAAGGTGCAAAAGCAGATGCAGAAATTGCACCAACATTAGCCGCACAACCAGATGAAATAGATGAAGATTGCGAGGCATGTAAATTATAATAGATATGAAACGTAATCCTATTTCTAGCCCCTGTATAGCTGTATGTGAGTTTGTTGATGAAGTCTGTACTGGTTGTTATCGCACACAAGATGAAGCCTACGAATGGTATGAGCTTACCGATGATCAAAGAGATGTAGCTTGGGATAGATTTGTTACACAATGTAAAGAAAATGAAAAACAGGAAAAACACCAATGAGTAAAGAACAATATAATTTATCAACAAAAACAAACTATCTACAACGTAAGATGTTCCTGGACCCAGCAGGGCCTGTGACCATCCAACGCTTTGAAGAAGTAAAATATAATAAGATTGCTAACTTTGAAAACACAGCCAGGGGCTTCTTTTGGCAACCAGAAGAAGTTAGCCTAACTAAAGATTCACAAGATTTCAAAAATGCCAGCGATGCTGTTAAACATATCTTTACTAGCAATTTACTGCGTCAGACTGCTTTAGATAGCCTACAAGGCCGCGCACCCAATCAAGTGTTTGGACCAGTAGTAAGTCTGCCAGAACTAGAAGCACTCATTAGTAATTGGAGTTTCTTTGAAACTAATATCCATAGCAAGAGTTATAGTCACATCATACGTAATATCTATAACGTGCCTAAAGATGTATTCAACACTATTCACGACACTGAAGAAATCGTGGGTATGGCCAGTAACATTGGCAACTACTATGATAAGTTACACGTGATCAACTGCCGTAAAGAAATGGGTAATAAGATAGATGAACGTGATCATATCAAAGCAATCTGGTTAGCTCTACATGCTAGTTATGGTCTGGAAGCATTCCGCTTTATGGTATCATTCGCTACAAGTTTAGCCATGGTTGAGAACAAGATCTTTATTGGTAACGGTAATATTATTAGTCTAATTTTGCAAGACGAATTGCTACACAAAGAATGGACTGCTTTCTTGATTAATCAAGTAGTTAAAGAAGATCCACGCTTTGTAGACATCAAAGCAGAATGTGAAGCTGAAGTTTATCAAATGTATCTTGACGTTATCAATGAAGAAAAAGCCTGGGCAGACTATTTGTTTAAGCTAGGCCCAGTGATTGGTCTTAACGCCGCTATCTTAAAAGAGTTTGTAGACTACACAGCAGTAGGAGCACTAAAGGAAATTGGTATCAAGTACAGTAACCCTGCACCTAAGACCACACCTATACCTTGGTTTAACAAACACAGTGATACCAGCAAGAAACAAACAGCCTTACAAGAAAACGAATCAACTAACTATGTCATTGGAGTCATGGGTGACAGCGTTGAGTATGATGACTTACCAGAGCTATAAGATGTTAACAGTATATAGTAAAAATTATTGTCCTTTTTGCGATAAGGCCAAGCATTTATTAAAACTAAAAAATATCGCATACACAGAAATTAAAATTGATGAAGATCAAGAAGCACGTGAGTGGCTGATAGCTCAAGGACATCGTACAGCACCACAGATCTATCTAGGTGATGAACTATTTGTAGAAGGTGGTTATCAAGGATTAGTAAAATTAAGTGATGAGGAATTATTCAATAAACTAGGGGATTCAAATGTTAGTAACTAACAAGTATGACCAAGATGACATCGTGACTTTTAAGATCGTCAACGGTGATGAAATTGTAGCTAAAATCGTAGAAGAGTCAGATGACGCATTTACTGTAATTAAACCATGTACAGTTATGCCTAGCCAACAAGGACTTGGCCTGCTACAAAGTCTATTTACAAGTGACTTAAATAAGAGTATACGGTTAGAAAAACGACATGTGATGATGCACGCACCTACTGTTAAAGATGTGCAGAATCATTATATTAAAACCACTACAGGTATTGAACCAGTTGGTGCAGGTGGTATCATAACTTAAGGTAAACAGCAGTATGGCAGATGATATTATAGCTAGTGCGAGGTCGATGACCACAGTTGCCGATGGGCAATATGTGGCTATTGGCACACCTAAGGCGGCTATAACTCCTGCCACACTAACAGCCATGGTTGGTATGGCACAAGGCGGTGGGGCCGCAATCGATATCGCGCCTAAAGTCAACGAAGCTATGACTAAACTTCAAACTGTAGCCAGCGGTACTGATTATCCGGCGAATGTCAACGCACAGGCTGCTCTTAATACTTTAACCACAATACAAGGCAAACTATTTAATAAAGATGATGCCGGTGGATTTGGAGCCATAGTAGGAAAAGTACAATCACATATCTCCAACAGCAATGACGTATTAAACTCCACAAATTTTCTTAAAGATAGTAACTATAGTGACTTTGGCAGTGGTATCACTGATATGTCTAGCATGGGCGATCGTGGGATGACTAATGTCTTTGGTAGTCTGCCTGGTGCTGGTAAGGCCATGTCATCATTTGGGACTATGTTTAATGGTATTGATGTTAAAAGATTTGGTACTCCAAGTGGTCTGGTGGAAAGCCTGCAGAAGAATAAACTAGCCAATGCTACTGGCGTAAATCAAAAACTAGCAGATGCAGGTGTAGATCTCAATGATATACATAATCCTGTGTATACTGATAAAATTTCCAGCGTGTTAACTAATATAAAAGACCCAGCAGCGATCAACACCACAGCCGATCAATTTGGAATTAATAATCCATTTGCAGGTTTACCAAGCTATACAGGATCAGATTCTAGTTTATATAATACACAAAATGCTCTTGGTGGAAGCTCCGCAACTGCTCCTACAGCGACCACTATCCCCTCAGGTAGTTCTAGTACATTTGGCGCTCCAACTACCACAGGCTTTCCAACAGCGTCAGGAACTTCAAGGCAAGGTGGATCTTTTGGATCTGAGCAAATACAAGGCCAGACTGGTACTGGTATACAGGGATTAAAAGATCTAAGTGATTATACTAAAACTGCTAATCCAGCAGACACTGCCGGCTTTGCTGGTATGGATAGTCTTACTAGTAAATTTAAAGACATGGGTGCTGGATCAGTAGTAGATGCCAGCAAAGCATCAAGTTTCTTTGGTAGTATTCAAAAAGTTCCTACACCATTGGTAAATTCTGCAAATCCTACATTAAATAGTTTAATAACAGAACATACACCATTTATACAAAATTTAATAGGATCAAGCACAGTTCCATCCGCGCAAGATTTTTTAGGACCAGTTGCTGGATGCAGTGAGTTAGATGCCCTGGCTGACGGAGTGACGGATGATAAGGTTGCTGCGCTTAATACTAAATTAGCTAGCACCAACACATTTCTTAGTGCCGCAGGCATTACCACAGCAACAGCACCAGCAACGCAAACACTTGGTGGTGTCATGGGATTTGCTACTAAATTACATACCTATGGTAAAGATACCAGTACAGGTGGTATAGGTAGTATGCTTAAGAACATGGCTAATAGTAGTACAAAATATGGTGAAGCAGTTAAAGCTAGTCTGGCCGAAGGCAAAAACAATGATCTATTATCAGCCAATGGTATAGGTCCTCTTAAAACGAATCCTTTTGAAGGTGTACCTGCGTATGCTGGTACTGACAGTAGTTTGGCAACTAATTCTGGAGCCAAACTATTAGGCGGTGGTGGTGACTCTACCCCACCTATACCAAGTCGTGGAACTGTAAGTGGATCTAGTACCCAAGGTGGATCATTTGGATCTGAACAGATACAAGGACAAACTGGCACTGGTACAGCGGGACTCAGAGGTACTCCTTTTGATATAACAGGTGGAAGGTAACTATGTATCTTAACCCTACTCTCGAATACAAACATATCAGTGAGTGGGCAGATCATCTTGTTGGCCGTAGGATAACTCCACGTAACCTAGTTAAAACACTTGGCAAACATCTCAACAAACATCATCCAGTACGGGTTAAATTATACAGTGGTGCTAAAGGCGAGCTTGATCCAGGTGAATTTAGTATTGGCGCAGAATACGATCCTAGCCTAGATGAAATAAAGAAAAAACAATTCATCATTGATTTCATATTAAACTATCCTAAAACTATGCCTATGCTGTTCACAGAAGAACTAGCAGAAAAAATTACCATTGATCTAGT